TGGAAGGCTTATAACGCTACATTGGAGCACATTATCAATCCATCTGAGATGTTTGTGCCTGCTTTATTGCAGCGCGCACGTAAAGATTGGTTGAAACCAATATTGGAATTTGCCAAGGAATTGAACAAGAAAGAAGAAGTTCGTCCTTTGACAATGAAAGAGGTCATCATGGGTATTCCGGGAAAACGATTCATTGACGCAATTCCAATGAACACTAGCATCGGTTATCCGTTGTTTGGTGCAAAAAAGAGGAAGTTCACTTACGTGATGGTGGGTGAATTTTGCGAGGATCGTATTCCGGATGATGATATTTTGGAAGAGTATGAGCGCTGTATTGAATGTTGGGAGAGAGGTGAGCGAGCTTATCCCGTCACGACCGCAACTCTCAAAGATGAAGCCACTAAGGCAGATTCTGAGAAAGTGCGTGTTTTTCAAGCAGTTGCTCTTGCTCTTGGCATGGGTATTAGAAAGTGGTTTTTGCCCATTGCCCGGATTTTGTCATTGTGTCCTGAGCTTTCTGAATCAGCAGTTGGCGTAAACGCATTTTCCCCACAGTGGGATGCGTTAATGTCGCACGCTGAAAAGTTTGCTCAGGATGGAAGAGTTGTTGCATGGGATTATTCGAAGTACGATGTGCGAATGAATTCCCAAATGACCTATGCTGTATTACAATCGTTTATCGATATTGCAGAGGTTTGCAATTACAGTAAGTATGATTTGAAGATGATGAATGCGATGATTGCGGACATTATTCATCCATTGATTGATTACAATGGAACTATGATCATGGCTTACAACATGAACACATCAGGGAACAACATCACTGTAAACATTAACAGTGTTGCAAATTCCCTTTATGTGCGCATGGGCTTTTTCCACGCTTGTCCCGAGGTTTTAAATTTCCGGGAAGCTGTGGCAGCAATGACATATGGCGATGACTTCAAGGGAAGTGTCGCCGAGGAATATCGGGAGAAATTTAATTTCCGTGTTTTTAAGGGCTTTTTAGCTGAGCACGGGATGAAGATTACGGACCCGAACAAGACAGACTTAGTCGAGGATGATATGGACGTTGATGATGCCGATTTTTTAAAAAGGCATTCAAATTTCATCCCCGAAATTGGTTATCGCATTGGAAAACTTTCTAAGAGTTCCATGTACAAGCCCTTGCTTGCAAACCTTAAGTCGAAAACAGAGACTCCTGAAACGGTAGCAATTTCGTGTGTTGAAACATACATGCATGAGTTGTTTGCCCATGGGCGACAGGAGTACGAACAGGATCAGCCCAAAATGAAAGAGCTGTGTGTACGGGTGTTGGACTTTGTCCCACCTGCAGTTGCCTTCACTTTTGACGAACGGGTTGAAATGTGGAAGGAAAAGTATTTGTAAATATATTGGATACCATAGATTGTACATTAACGGCTTTATATTTATATATTTTTATTTTATGCGTTAG